CGGGAATAGTTTGGAATCTGAACACACATTCCTGCATTTGTGTTCTGATTAGTAAGTGCCTGACCACCAGCACCGTTCGGGGTATTCGTTGTATAAAAACGAGTAGCTACAGATGCTGTGGTGAGAACTGACGTGATGGAAATTGTTTGAAAACCCATAGGTACAGTGTTATTAACATCGCGGGTAACACGCACATGGCCATTTGGTTTTTGGGAGTCAACATTTATTGTCCATTGCATAGACCCTCTAACACCAACAAAAGCGGGTGAGATATATGCCACTGGTGTTGGTTTAACAAAATTAAACTTTTGTGTAGCTCCACCAGCTAAAGACGTAGCTGTATTAAAACCCCCAGGATCATATCCATATGTAGCCGGGTACTTTGAAAACTTGTAACTAGCAAGATTATAAGCACGTGCAACAGTAAAGGTAGGTTGATAGGTCATATAAAGAGACTGTCTGCGCAATAATGTGCGCAAAGATCTAATGCACTCGCCATAATTAACCAAATAACGATCCTTAGATGGCGCGGCAGTGTCTGCTCCAACAAACATGGTCGCAGGTTGACCATAAACATCAGATTGCACAGGAAATCTAGAAAAATACTGCAAATCCGTAGGGTTAGCAAATTCCAAATTATCCGCCCCTCGCACAAAAACTAATACAGGTATTGTAGATAGGGCGATAGGTGCTGACAAAGCAGTCTGAACACGCATTGTAATAACACCATTCCTGTAATCAGGCACAGGAGAAAAGAAAGGTGTGGTACTTAAACTATAATTAATAGTATTTAAATCCTTACTAACCTTTTGAAAAGCGAGTGCTTGCTGATACGGAATCCGCAACTCAACATCACTTTCAACACCCAAATCAACAATAGTTGTGGCAACAACGGTTTGTGAAACCGCATCAGTATAGATGTTTTCACCTGTATAACCACTGGGATCATAAGAAATTCGCACACGACCTTTGTGAAAAGGTGATGTAATAAATTTAAATCGGAAAATAATATCACCGCGCCATGAGTCAAATAATTGGGCAATCCACGCCATAGGGACAAATTGAACTGTTATTCCCACTGCTTCAATTGATTTAGCATGCAGACAGGGTGAAACATCACTAGAAAACAAGATATCGTCAGCATTATTAGCTGTAGACCACGATGCTGTAGTCAAATACGATTCTTTCTGTACAATAGTGGTGATAGCTAATTCATCACTATGATCAAGGCCCAAAACACCAGGATCAACAGATAGTTCATTTTTGGGATCTAAAGTTAACTTCTCTGCAGGGAAGCCAATAGAGGAAGAGGCCAGCTGAGAGAATGCAGATGGCCTATATGGCTGTGTGTCTGAAATAACAGGAACATTGGTCCACCCAAAAAGGGTGGCTATAGAAGAAACTGCAGAAGCCCCGATTCGTGTGGCCGTGGCAAAACGCCCAATAATAGGGATATCTTCAAACCAACGTGAACCAGCAGCAATAGCTGATGCTGGTGCAGAAATAACTCCTGTACCATACTCATCAGATTGCATAGCTAAGCCAACAGAAGGTCCCGACAACTTAACATTTTCCGCCCAAGCATAAATTTGCACTGTAACGCCAGTGCCAACAGCGCCATTTGCGGAAGCTAAAGCTGTATAATTGACAAACTTTAAAATACCCATATTATCCAACTCAGAAAATTTCTGAATGTTCAACCAGTTCTTATGATACAAAAATGGCAATTCTAAAGAGTCTGCTTTATTCTCAGCTGGTATAATCCACAGATGTGGACGCTGAGACAGTGGGATAAACGAATTTAAAGGGGCAGTGCCATTATAAATGGTATCATCCGTCAATTGTGGATCGGGTTGATAAGTGCCAATCATAGCCCCAAAATAAAATGGAGACGCATTAACAAGAACCTTAATTTTAAGCGTACATTGCATATATGCGAAATTGTTCGTCTTATACTTGATTCGAGTATCATTAAAGAACAAACTCCATGGGCGATACGTTCTAATAGTGTTAACAGGGTCACTTTCCAGCCAAGTAAATGTACCAATGCGAACAGGGCGCGATAAAAAATCTGATAAATCAGTATTGGCACTCTGATCAAGGTACGAAATAGAATCAGATGCACTACCTTGACCTAAAGTTTCACCCTCAACTTCGTCTAAGAACATAACATTCTCCTGATCAATTGTAGAATTAGTAGAAACTTCCGTAGGCATAATATCCGCCTGAATTTCAAAAGTACATATTTTCGGTTCATCTAGTCTCACCGAACTACTTTGGAGGGTCTCATTCCACTCCGTGATTTGTTGTTTTTGAACTATATAAGATTGGGAGCTAGTTGGGCTCTCCAAAATTTTTAGAAGGTATTCGGGTTTACCTCCTTGTGATGGATCTAACCATCTTTTTAATTTGACGTGCTTTGAACTCTGCCAAAAGTTTTCATACAACTCCTTCCATGAAGGAAAAGTAGAATCTTGGACATAAGCTTCGAGACCACATCTGCTCACCACTCCCTTTAGTAGTATAGAGCGTTGCTCAAAAGTTTTTTTTCCATAATGGAAATACTCACGCACTGCAGTTGAAATAACTGCAATAGCGTGAGCTTGTGCTGTTATAGAATCATTAACAACACGAGACGTTAGCATCTTACAAATTGAAGAATGCTCTAGTGGCGCAGCATAAGATCCGATATCATCATCCCATCTCCAAACTCTCTTAAGAAAGGAAGCTTGAGAAATATCGATAAACGGTACAGACTCTGCCGTTTTGTCAGCCATTGTGTATCTAATTCCCACATTGGCCAACACCGCTTGTATTGATGTGTGCGTAAAAAAGTCTATGTCCGGAGACACTGACATGATTAGATCATCACCATATGTGAATAAGGCTACATGTTTTTTGAAATCCTTAGCATGACCCAACCCAGATAATTCTGCATAACAATAGCGCATATAAATCACATTTGCAATGCAATTTATGATCACAGTTAATGGATGACCAGATGGATTTGACCCAAATAGGCGCAACAAATCACCATTGAAATCCACTAGGGGATATGCTGTGTCATAAGCTATCCCCCAAACATTTTTCATATCAGCTGGTGTATAGCCTGCTCTAATATATAGTGAGGCGAGCACCTTAAAAGATAATAATATAATCAGAGCTGACATTGCTTTATCGAAATCTCCATAATCGCCTGCTATTATTCTACTGAGTGGAAATTGTGCTAGATGCTCAAGAATCTCTTCCCATTCTGCTGACTGAGCAACAGTGCCTGGTCCAGACTCAAAGAGTATGCGATTTTCTTGTATTAACTTGATGCCAGACAAGTTGTACTTGCGACTTACAAAACCGCCTGCAGCAGATATACCCATAAATGATCGTGTTTTTTTCCCATCCTCTTTGGGCTCGTCCTTTAAGTTACCGCAGTACATAACATTTGCCATTTCACCCTGTTCATAATGTTCAAGCATAATATTAACCATTTCCATTATCTCAGGGGAAAATTCAACTAAATCCTCACCCTCCTCACAGGGTATAGGTCGTAAAAATTTTCTTTTAGAGCATTTATATGGAGCGCCAGCACTTGTATTACGATTCATCTTATCACAATAAATGACACCAGCTTTGCCATTTAAGGTAGTCACATCATCGTACACCATAACTTGTTCAAACTGCTTATCAGTGAGTCCCGCATGTATGTCATCGATAAAATTATCCGTAACAGTGCGCAATATGTCACTATTCATAGTTGTAACTTTAGTGGTGAGTCCCAGTAGAGATTTGTACCAAGGCTCCCAATTCATTTTGGGTTTACCAAAAATGGGTTTATATCCCAGTTTAGCTACCTCATCACAAATCAACGTTTTTTCAACTTTGGAAGTGTGTTTTACACGATACCCTGCAAATGAACCAAACACTTCTGCTGTACCTGACTCAACAAACCGCACTGGAGATTTGCGGTCAAGATCTATAAGTTGTCGAACACACCCAGGCGCACCAATATCAATTGTCGACGATTGTATGCAAAAAGACTGGAAGTGTCTAATAGACTGTTTGATAAAATCACCAGTAATCTGAAAAGAGCCTGTTTTGAAGAGACCATCTTCGGGTCCACCAAAAATGTGCATACCTAAAATAACCGACTTTAAGGGGTCTGTTGTAATTAACAAAGATCCACAATCTCCTTTCAAAGTTGGCTGGGACGCAACACCCCACCATATTGGAGCAGTAAGATTAATCTCGGGTATTCTAGTATTCTTTTTAAGTATATTATTGATACCCTTACTCCATAGCTTACCGACACGATCTCTACCAACTTGAACTCCATTAAAATTACCAGCTAACTGAGCACCACCAAAGTACGGTATAATGTTTTTGCCCGGTCTAATATAGGGCAATTCTATAAACATAATGTCCGTGTCAGGGACACGTACATACATACTTGGGGTTATAAGCATGTTGGCCAAATTTGGCGATATGCTTTTTACTTGCTCACTTGATACTATAGTAAGATAAAACTTATCAGAATCAGGCACACCGTGTGTATTAACCATATATATACTACCTGTAACACAAGTAGCACAATTAACCTTCATCGTATCTTCG